TCAAACATTATTAGATAGTGTACAAGGACGTGGACCATGCCTAGCATTTTTGCCACATGTATCATTGCCTGAACTAGAAGGTTGTATTGTTACTTGGGACTTTTTTGAAACAATCCATAGTCGTTCATATACACACATTATGAAAAATGTTTATGCAGATCCTGCAGAAGTTTTTGATACTATTCTTGATGATGAAGAAATTATCAAAAGAGCTGTTTCAGTTACAAAAAATTATGATGCATTTACAGAGGCAGCAGATAACTGGAACTTCCATAAAAAAGGTAGTATGCGAGATGTAAAGAAAAAATTATATCTTGCTATGCAAAATGTAAACATTTTAGAAGGATTGCGTTTTTACGTTTCTTTCGCTTGTACATTTGCATTTGGTGAATTAAAACTTATGGAAGGCTCTGCTAAAATTATTAGTTTAATTGCTAGAGATGAAAGTCAGCATTTAGCTCTTAGTACACATATTTTAAAACATTGGACACAAGGTAAAGACGATCCAGAAATGGTTAAGATTGCAAAAGAATGTGAAGAAGAAGTTTATGATATGTGGCGTACTTGTGTAGAAGAAGAAAAAGCATGGGCAAAGTATTTGTTTAAAGATGGTTCTATGATTGGTCTTAATGATACACTATTACATCAGTATGTAGAGTATATTGCAAATAGAAGATTAAAAGCTCTTGGGCTACAACCTATCTTTAATCAACCTGTTAATACTAATCCTTTACCTTGGACACAACACTGGTTGTCAAGTTCAGGCTTACAAGTTGCACCACAAGAAACTGAAGTCGAAAGTTATATCATTGGTGGTATTAAACAAGATGTTGATGACAATGTATTAAAAGGATTTAAACTGTGATGAATGTTACGATTTATACTAAGGATCTTTGCGGATATTGTGATATGGCAAAGGCAACTTTAGATAGAATGGGCGTAAAATACGAAACCAAAAATCTAGGAACGGATATAACGAGAGAAGAACTTTTGGAAATTTTACCAAATGCCCGTACAATGCCGCAAATAGTAATCAGTAATCAGGTCATTGGTGGCTACCAAGAGCTAATTAAGTATATAGAGAACACAGGTTTTAATGGAACTGGACACTCATTAGGATAATATATGTTAATTGAAAAAAGTATTACCAAAGGCGATGTTGTAAGTTTTAAGTTAGCATCAGGTGAAGAAGTTGTTGCTAAACTTGATGGGTTGGATGAAACAAGATACGTTGTTACTAAACCCTTAATGCTTACTATGTCCGAAAAAGGTCTAGCACTAGCACCTTTTATGTTTACTATTGAGCCGTTAGCTAAAATTACATTTGCCACAAATAATGTTTTGTGTGCAAGTAAAACTGAAAAGCAAATGGCCAGTCAGTACATTGCAACTACAACAGGTTTAGCAATGCCACCACAACCAAGTGTAACAACTAACTAACTTTATAGGAGAAAAAGTATGAGTACACATGAAGAAATTGTTCAAGCATTTAATAATTACCTTGCTGAATCAGAAACATTCGAAGACAAGAGTGTAAAAGCCGCAGCCGCAAGAGCTCGTAAGGCACTAGGCGACTTAGGTAAACTTACTAAAGAACGAAGAAAAGAAATCCAAGAAAAAAAGAATAATATGTAATGAGCGGTCAGCGCCGCTGGCTAAAACTTTGGGCACGAACCGTTGGAATGCCCATTGGAATTACAGACGACGATAAGCCAGAGTTCCTTCCTATACCACAAGATGATGTAAAGAAGGCTTTGGCTTTTCGTACCTTTTGGATTGCCCTCCATATTATAACTTGTTTAATGATTATAGCCGGCAACGGCAAATTATTAGGCTTGTTCTAAATGTCAGATCCTTCGTTCAAGGAAGCCTGTAGGCTATTTTGGATGGTGAAGGGACATTTACACACATCAGATGAAACAATTCTTAGTTCATACAATTCATACTTTAAACGCCTGTGGTATAACGAAGAGGCATACATAAAAGAAGAAGGCTTTGAAGATGCCTACGCAAAAAGAATAAGTGAAGATCCTGACGATATAGATAAAGTTGCTATGCGAGGATACGATTAAAGACTTGTAAATAAACTTAAACCAAGTTTACTTTTTATTCCCAACCTATGCCAATTATTAGAACAATGTAATGCAGTACGAGGAAACGTTAAAGGTTTACCTGGTTCCCATTTTAATTTTGCTTCTACAGATAATCCAGTAAAATGTCGAACGTTTAAATGATCACAATCACTTGCTGCATCTTTATCAATAAAATTATTTGGTTCTAAATTTTCTACTTTGCTATATTCTCTTGTATCTGTATTATACCTAGGGCCATCAGTAGATGGTTTAGATCCGTACCGGAAGTTTGTTGCTTCAAGATGCCATCTTTGTTTAAAAATATATAACGAGTTTTCACTAAGACGTGAATCATCTTCATATTCCCAATCTAACGGAATAACAATAGTTTGATGATTATGTTCATCTATTGCTGTATCAGTATGTATTCTATAAGGTTGACGAGCTTCAAAGAACGTTCCTTGTGTACATTTCCAATAATTATGTCCTAGTTCATTACTAACATAATCTTTTAACACAGCCAAAGCAGGTTCAAACTCTGCACCTTTGCGCCAAGCTAACTCTTGCTTTGGCTGACTATTGTAAATGTCTTTCAGTTCATTTAGTTTGTCAGTAGATAGTGGTGTACAATACTTTATCATTAAAAGTACTTATATACACTATGCTGCAAGTTCTTCCTTTATGACAACTGGATTACTAGGATCTAAGTCTAAATACTTACCCCATTCAGCATAGTAATGACGCATACCGACTTCGTCATGTATAGTACTGTTTTCATGACGACCATGTAAAATAGTTCTTGTTTCACTGCCTGGCACCATTGATGCACCTTGTCCAGTAACGCCAAGTAAGTCTTCATGTAAGTTACGACCGAAAGGTCCCCAAATTGTATTATGATGTTTAATACGAGTTGCACGTTCTTGTGGCGTATCTTTTAACAAGCCATATCCTCGGAATTCAATTAGCACACTATTAGGTCCTAATGGAGTAACACTATCACTACGATAAGCACTACCACGTAAGTTAAAGTTAAAGCCTGGAAATAAGTCTACCATGTACCATTGGTTAGGTGGTAGATTAGGAAAACTAAGTTCTCCTCTATCTCCGTCTTTATCAAACTCTGTATAGTTTACTGTAAAGCTACTAACATTTACGTGTCCATTATCAAAAGGTACGTTTTTACGAGCAAAATATTCATCATTGAATCCTGTTACACGATTGAAGTAGTGCATGAAGTCATGATAGAATTCACTATTAGTATCATGCCATAGTTTATAGTTAGTAGGAATAATTGCTTTGTGGTAATGAAAGATATCTAATTCCTCTGTATCAATAGCATCAGCTATACAATCAAATGCTCCACAAGTCCATTGTTCTACACTCATTGTAGGATTAGTATCTAATGTAGTCCATATCATGCCACCATGTTTTACTTCTGTAGGCAATTCTTTAAAGCCTTCAATTGATTCGCTTTTAAGATTTCCTGCTACTCCTCGTATACCAGGATTGTGATAAACCTGAAATGTATCACCATGATTCACTGCAACTACATTTTGAAATGCAATTTGACTTGTTCTAAAGTCATCTTTGTTTGGTAGTTCACTTTTGTGACACATTGGTATCCAAACTTTTGCAAAAATATTTTTAATTTCTTCTTGGTAAATTTTATAGTCTGAATAAATGCGACTATCAACATATTCAACATTTGTTGGCTTCTTCAACCAATTTCTGTGATTTCTTGCCGGCATGACCGTTCTCCTTCTGCCTGTGCTATATTTATCTGAAAAAATGTAAAGTGCAACTTTTCTGTTGCCAGGTAAGTTGCCAACCCCTACGTGCCTAAATTAGGCCGCTAATGCCATTTCTGGCGCATAATTGTCGTTTGCAATTATAAGTTTTCTTCGCGTTAACCGAGCTTAGATCCGGACAACTCCACTCTTCTACTAATCTGCCTGTCGATCCTATTTCGACCCCATCATAAACACACGACTATTCGC